CCAGCCCTCTTTTTATCACCACGCTTAAAAGCTGACCGCACCGTCGATCGCTGAAATGTCCCCAAACCAAGATTAAAGCTAAAGCTGACAAGAGCATCAAACTCAGACTGTGTTGGTTGCACAGGATATAACAGACGAAGTACTCCATTTTCAAATTTTACTAAATCTTCCTTTAATATTGCATCTATCTCATCAGAGTCCAATTGGCGATTCCATGAATCAGGTAACTCAGCACCACGAGTGATAAGATGGCCAACACCGATAGTCCAATACCCAGCAGGGCATCTATAAGGTTTCTTACGCACTCCTTCAAAAGCTTTTATAAGGGTAATCCCTTCCTCTGATGTATTCATGTTTCACCTTTATCTTCTCTTTTCCCATGTTCGACTTCCAAACCAGAAGCCAATGATAGAAGCTATTATAGCCATTTCTTCTTCACTAAACACAATTTGCATAGCTTCAGCAAAGTTTACTCCAGAGTTCATAGCCCATATCAATCCTGTAATATCAACAAATAAGAGAAGAGCAAGAAAAATATAGGTGACAATGGGGCGAACACTAGCACGGAGATTAATAACCCAAGTAGACGCATCTTCCGCAAGTTTTGAATCGTGTTTGTAAAGCGCGACTCGCTCTTCAGCATAAGTGTCCATTTCGACTTGTTGAGTTTTAAGCTCCTCAATTTTCTCCTGCGAGGCATAACCTGCTTTAGCCATTTCCATAGCTCTCTGCATTTCAATACGCGCCATTTCACATTCATGTTTCTGGTCACCTTTTTGCTTAAAAAAATCTAATACACTGGGTAAACCTGATGTTGCAAAACCTAGCACAGCTGATAAAATTGATAACATATAAATATACTCCAAAAGCATTGACTTTACAGGAATAATTATACCCTATTTTTATCTAAACCATGTAATTATAGAGTATCTAGTACCTTTTGTTACGGGCATTACTTCATGAGGGTACATAAATGTAGAGGGAAACATAAGCACGTCTCCTTTATTTAATTTATATTTTAGTTTTCTACCAAAAAATGCAAACTCGCCACCCTCATAATCATCATTCAAATGAAAAGAACAGCTAATTAATCTAGGTTCGTGTATAAAAGAGTCCGTGTGTTCTTTATAATATTGGCCTTCTTTATAGCGTAATAAATCATATCCAGTATCTTCGTCTACAAGAGCCCATTTAAATTTTTTGTTATAAGCCTCTAAACACTGAACAGTAACATTATATAGTTCATAATCTAATTTTTGACGATACTCGCTACTTTGAATAGACAAAGCTATAGACTCACAGTTTCTATGCATATCTTCGTCTCCTTTTCTAGTAGAAGCCTTTGCCCACTGATTACATTCTTTATATTCGTCTATAATTTTATTGCAAAGGTCAGAAGGTACTATATCTTTTAATATAACTATATACTCATCTAGTTGTTGCATTATTCGCCCTATCAAAAAAATGATCCCAATGTTCGCCGTTAGCTTTAACATAATGTAAAAACACTTGAGCGTAATTTTGTCCTTTATATGCTTCTCTCCAATGTTTTGATGTCATTCCAGTATAAACAGCAGCTTGTCCAGGTTTTAAATTACAGTTTATTTTAGTCCCATCAGGTTTAGTAAACCATATACCCCAAGGCATATCTCCTCCTAGATGTAGAGTAACACTTATTTCACAGGCGGGTCTGTCAGTATGAGGATGTAGTATTTCTCCTTGTTTATATAATCTAGCATAAGTATAAGTAGGTAACATAGGTTCTTGCATTAACTCAGTCATAAAATTAACTTTTTCGCATAGTAAAATAACAAAAGGTTGATAATTACATATAGCTTTAGAATTAGGGCATTGAGTGTCTGCAGAAAACGCTTCTGGATAATCTTTTATGTCTTGTTGAAACTGAGTATATAAACTGTTTGCTTTATTAGAAGATATAAAATTATCAATAACTAAATAATTATTACTTTGAAGTATGTTTTTAAAATTATTGTCCACGCTTTTAAAATTCTAACCATCCAGTTATGATGTATTTAGTTCCCCCGATAGGAGGGTTTCCTCGGTGTGTATGTGTAAAAGCTGAAGGAAATATTATTACGTCTCCCATTTTAGGTTTGTATCTGTAATGTTGATATAAAAATTCTGTTTCGCCAGCTTCAAAGCTGTCATTTAAATATACTGTCCAAGTTAAATTTCTATGGCAATCACTTCTTGCCATATTTTCACAATGCCATTCATGGTATCCTTGACCCGGTAAAGTTCTTTGCAGTTTCATAGTATATGAACCCATAGGCGAGTGATCTAATATAGCGTATTTTTGTGCATACTGAGGGTATACTACGTTCCAAAAAGTATTATTAAATTCTTGTGCTAATGAACTATGCTCAAAATTAAACTCATCATCAGGAATAAAATATGCTTCATCTTCTTTAGATAATTTATTTGCATTATCATGCTGTTGTCTATTTTTAGATAACCCTTGTTCAATACATTTATCTAGCACTTCAATACATAAATCACAATATTCTTTAGTAAACACATTATTATAGATTTCAATAAAATTAGGTTTTTCTATCATATTATTCTACTGGGTATTTATCTTTGTACTTCCATAGGCTTGGCGATATTTCCCAAACACTATTACCCTCAATAGCTCCAAACTTTGTTTTCTTAGTATATAACTTTTGAAACCCCATCTGTTCGCACATCTTATTAGACTTTGCATTGGAGTTACTGATTGTTGCTCGTAAACATTTTTTAATTTTGAACAACTCCTTAAATGATTCAGCAATAACTTTTATGATACTAGCAGAGTGATCATAATACTCCATACTCAATTCATAAGGATAGTGTTTATCTAACCAAGAAGCGCCAACACACTTATCATCTTTAAAATAAGCATATAAAACTCCTATGTCTTGATATCTAGGATTTAATGCTGGAAGAGATTTTAATATTTTTCTATACTCATCAGCATCTTTAGGTCTCCTGCAAACTAGCATAATATTCCTTTATTTCTTTTATAAGTCTCGGATAACGAAGTGTATCTAACTTTTCAGGTAATTCAAAACTAATTAAATATCTGTGTTTGTCAAAATTCCAAATAGCGTGCGATACTTGTGCATTAAATAGATAGTATGTGTCAGGTTTGTATTTTAGTTCCACTAAAGGTTTGTATAACTTAACTCCTTTAGCAGCAGACATTGAAGTAGAAGCAGAAAGTTTATTTTCTGGTCTAGAATAGACCATGTGACTGTCTCCTGGACCGCCATCAATAGTGTAATTTAAAGTTCTATTAATGACACAGGCTCTTACATACCCCACATGCCAATCATATTGAGTATAAGGAGCATAGTGGGACATTAGCATTTTTACACCGGGGAACTGTTTAAATACCCATGAAGCAAACGAGTCTTTTTCAAAATATTCTTCTGGTAATACTCTTGCTCTAAACCCGTGATAATCAGTCCAACCGGGTTGATCGTGTCCAAATTTAGTAACTAATTCATCAGAATCTAGCCCTGATTTAGTAGGAACTTCCCAAAACAAATCATCGTTTTCACGAGGTCCTAAATCTATCATAACAACCTTTCTTTTCTAGTCTATAGGGTGTGGTAATTCAGGGAAAAACACATTATCAAAATCGGTAGGAGCTAAATCTCTTAAAGCTTGCCTATATACTTTGAAGTCTTCTACCCACTGTGCAGGTTTCACTGCTACAACATCAGGGAGTTGTGTCCAATCAGTAGCAGTTAAACGTTGATTTCTATCTTGTTTAAATAAGCTTTCTTTTTCAGCATCAGATAAAGCTACAAACGCATCAGATAAATTATCTGGGTCATATCCGTCATCTAATCCTAGATCACCTGACACTTCAGCATCCTCTTTATCTTTAGATGCTTGCCATATAGCTTGACATGCTGTTGCCCACGCTGGTAACTCAGTAATAACTTCATTATCTATAGCAGTGTCAAACTCAATTTCGCCCTCTGTTCCATCCCATTGTAATGCACTAACGTTAGACGGAATATTACATGATGATAAATCTAGTCCACCCTGTCCTACGCCATCCACTGACATTGAACTATCTTCAGGGATAATAGTTATTTTTGCCATTTTATTTGTCTCCTAATAAATTTTTCTTGGCAGTTTCTGCTAACAATTTTACACTATTTTCATTAGCTTTAACCATTTCATTTCTAAACGACTCTACAGCCGCTCCAGTTTGTCTCTGTTGTCCAGAATTTTCAACTAATAACATCGGCAACCAAGTGACAGCACACGAATACTCATCTACATCTTTTCCAGTATTCATGTCTGTTCCTTGTAACTTAGTGAACCACATGCACTTTAATCCAATACACTTCTTTTTCAGTAAGGGGCAATAATCCCCTTTAGGTAGTTGCATTAATTAAACCTTTCTTTAAGCCTTCAAAATTAGTATTTACTAGCTTAAACATTAACGTTTTTCTTTCCATATAACACTTTTTAGATATTGATCTAGCTGAATGAGGTATATGTCCATCAAATATAACAGCTCTACCATATCTAGGTAATACAGATTTTACTATGTCATGGTTATAATACCAAGAGTCTCCAAAATCATCAGTAAACTCCCCACCATAAAAAACTGTTTCACCACCCCACTGACTATGCCATTCAGGGTTCATATAAATAATACAAGTAATTACGTTATCTTCTACTTCACCATCAATATGAGTAAACCCTTCATCACCAAATGTCATAGTATTAATATAACAAGAATTTAAATTACTATCTTGTACATCAGTTTTACTTTTAAACCATTCCCAAATATCTTTAGCTTCTCCGTGAAGGAAGTTATTTATCACAGTCTGACCATGAACATCATAATTACTTCCATATTCAACAAACGTAGTATAAAAATTTTCACCGTCGTCTGATCTATTTCTTGTCACGGCTATTTCTAAATTATTATATTTATCTAATAGCTCTAAAGGTATTGCTTTATCTATTACTTCTATATTCACTCATTAATCTTTCGCTGCAATTATTAAATCCACATACTGTACAGCTAAATTAACTGAGTTTGAACCAGAGAAGCTGTGGGCGTGGTTTGAGCCTGAAAATGGGTGATTGTGGGCTGCTCCACCACCTGCTGCACCTGTATTAGTAGGACTTAACGCACCACCACCTTTTGATTGTTGCGGACTGTTAGGGGCAGATGCTACACCGCCTGTGTGAGTGTGGCTTGGGATTCTGTTAGTTGCCAAAGTATGGTTACCAACTGTACCGCCAGCAGCCGTGTTTCCTGTGTTACCTGAAATACTAACAGTTTTACTTGCAAAAGCTGTTGTAAATGCAACCGAACCACCTGACCCTGCTGTACCAGATACAACTCTAAATGCTTTGTTATTGTGTGTTGTTTGTTTAGTCCAACCTGTTGGTGCTGCTGTTTGTTGGAATAACATCAATGTACCTGGATCAAAAGCTGCAGCTGCTGCTGATGTCCATGCTGATCCATTAGATGTTAATACATTGCCCGATGTACCTGGAGCAACAAAGCCAACTGCTGACGTTCCATTACCTACAACCACATTATTTGCTGTTAAACTTGTAGCGCCTGTACCACCTTGAGCTACGCTTAACGCTGTAGTTAGCCCAGAAAGAGAGGTAATATCACTGTTAGCACCTTTTAAAGCAAAGTCTGCGCCTGCTGATGATGTAGCACCTGTACCACCTGAAGCTACTGGAAGAGCTGAACCTAGAGTTAGTGAAGTTAAATGAGTTACAGCATCAACAACATTTGTACCATCATTATATACAAACATTGACTTACCGGCTGGCACTGCAATACCTGTACCAGATGAATTCTTAACTGTAATTGCGTCTGCAACACCATTATTAATTAGGTATAATTTTTCAATAGCTGGAACAATTAAATCTTGAGCTCCGCCTGATGTACCCGTTAAATTAAGTCTTAAGTTACGAGCAGCTTGAGTTGCGTTTGTGTTTGTTAAAGTAAGAGTTACTGTACCACTTGAGAACGAAACATCTGCAGAGCCTGTAATAGCTTCTTCTAGGGCTGTACCTAAATTGGTATTTGTTGTAGTGCCCCAAGTTCCTGATTGTTCACCAGTAGCAATTAACTCGATTTTCAAGTCCGAATATGTACTTGGCATTTTTAATTTCTCCTATTAACTTGATTGACCGCTTGCAGGTACGCTTGTGACGTGAACTTTAGTGTGTTGCTTACCATTCCACGCGGCACCACAATCAGAGCAGGTTCCTGATTTATATTCTTCAGCATCAACTTTCATGCCACAATTTGAGCACTCTAAATGAGTCTCGTATCTGTTACTAATTATACCATTAATTTCTTTTGCGTCTACTATCATGCTGCAATCTCCGTCCAGTTTGGTGTTTGCGACGTATCTATTTCACCCCAAACTAAAGTAAATGTTTGTGTTTGTCCAGTTCCCTGAACACCTATTACATAGACATTGGCTTCACCTATTACAGAAGCACTGCCTAATCCTGTTGTGCCCAATACTCCTGTTGGGAATACTGTGGCTTTTGCTACTACGGACTCTTCGCCTAACCCTGTGGTACCCTGAACTCCAATAGGGTAAACATTAGCTATACCTGTAATAGAAGGTGATCCAGTTTGTCCTGTAGCACTAACGCCGGTTACATCTACATTACCTTCAGCAATAACTGATTCTTCACCAAGTCCAGTTGTGCCTTGTAGTCCAGTTATACTAATTACATTATTTGTAATTAAACTTTCATCGCCTAGTGTAGCAGTTAAACCAAACCCAACTATATCGATGTTTTGATCTGTTTGCTGTGTAGCTTGTCCTAACGCTGTAGTGCCTTGTAGGCCTGTAATACTTATTACATTGTTAGTAATTAGCCCTTCATCACCAACTTGTCCTGTACCTTCAACACCTGTAACAGCAACATTTGCTTCACCAATAGTAGCTTCTTCACCTAGCCCAGTAGTAGCAGAGGTACCATTAACTAATACAAAGAAAGTATCAGCGCCCCAAGGGCCTTCACTCCAAGGACCTCCACCCCATCCTACATAAGCTACATCAACTGAAGTACTACCAACACCGCCAGTGGAACTAACGCCAGTAAGGTTTATAACCTGATCGGTTTCAGGTGTTTCATTACCTAAACCACTTACGCCTGCTAATCCAGTAACAGATATATTATTGTTTGTAATTAGGCTTTCATCGCCTAAAGTACTTGTACCTGTTACTCCAGTAACTTCAGCATTGTAGATAACAACTACATTTTCATCACCTACATTACCTGTAGCACTTAGTCCAGTAACAGAGACATTATTATTGGTTACTAAATCTTCTTCACCAAGTCCTGTTGTACCTGCTAAACCACTTAATGTGACTGTTGCTTTTGCAACAACTGCTTCGTCACCTACACTTGCAGTTGCAGTGACTCCATCTACATTAACTAATAGTAGCTCTGTACCAAAGCTACCCTCAGACCAGGGCGCTTCACCATAGCCTGAGTATAATGTAGAGGAAGCCATTACTAGCTCCTATTAAGCAATTCTAATAATAGCGTCAGATGCGTCAGCTGTTGGGAATACAATAGTAAAGTCACCAGCAGTAGATGTCTTATCACCACCAAAGTCTAGAACAGCAACAGCAGCATTAGATGCAGATGAGTTATAAATCAAAGCACCAGATGCAGTAATAGTTGCAGTAGACCATGTAGTATCAGCAAAATCAGTGAACGCTGTAGTACCTGATGATGTAGGTGTTACGTTAGTTAGTGTATTACCACCAGCTGAATAACCTGTTCCAGATGCCTCGTCAGAGTTACCTGTTACATCAGAGTAGTTTGTTGTAGCTGCGCCATATGTACCTGCAATACCTGAAGTTGCTTTAAATAATGCAATCTTAAAAGTATTACCTGTACCGTTTGTAAAATCATGTGTTCCTGTTAATAACTCTGTTTTAAACGAGGTACACATTGCTTGTGTTAAACCTGCCATAATTAGCTCCTTATTTTTCTAATAAATTTATAAGATCAGGGTACCCCGCTTCACGGAGTTTGTTTGCAATAGTCGTATTATACGACATAATTGCTTGCTTTATATAAGTAATCAGTACACCTCTGATTTGGTTTTTAAACGCCTCAGCTTGATCCCTTATGACAGGATTGCTTTGACTACCTACATAAATTATTTTATCCAATGCCATCTCGGCAATTTCTTCTGGTGTCATTCCTCTGTTTTGAGTAGTTATAACTTTAAATTCACCAGGAGGAAATATATTTAAACTTTCACCTTTCATCGGTTAATCACCGGTATCCTTTCTTGCCCACTTCTGTAAGCATCTCGTCTATTTTTACCTTCACCTAAATTTTGTAACAATGCCATAGCTTCTTGATATTTAGCTGTGTATGAAGATACAGTATCAGCCTCGTCTTTCATAAAGACAGCTGCTTCCAACAACGCTCCATAGAATAGAGCAGTATCAAAATTATCACCCAGCCAAGTGTTGCCAGCTGTAACAATAGACTCAGGGTAATAATAGTAATGAAGCTCAGAATTGTAATTAGCGTCTGGAGTAGGTCCGAGCAACATTGTTGTATCATTAAAAATTGCATAATATTGTGGTACTCCATGAAAAGGCGAATCAGTATCAGGAAAGGATTCTCTAATAAAATTTACATCTTTGTTTAAAAGATAAGTATACTCATTGTCACTATTAATTACAGCAATACTAAATGTTGATAACCAATCACTAGGTAAAGAAAAATACTTATTGCCAGATGTCATAGTACCTGTAACATTTTTACGTAAGTCAGGTAACTGAACAGTATTATAAATGCGTTGTTCTGCATTCTGTATAAATGTATTAACATCATCTGTTGTATACTGATTTTCAGTGTATGACTGTATAGCCGATACTAATTCTGTATAGTTCATTACTTATCCTTATGCCATTGGGCCGCGAGCTTTTGTACCTTTTGTTGCTGCACCATTTCCGCGTGTTACAACACCTTCAGTTTTAACATCCTTTTCAGGATAGCCAGCTGTGTTAGGTGTTGCTACCATTTCTGGTTGCTTGTAAGTGTGGTTACAGCCTTTTCTATCTTTATTCATATTATACTCCTAAGTTGTTGTTACAGTAACATTTCCAACTCCACCGGTACCTTCTAAGTCATCTTCTAAACCTTCTAGTGCTAGTGGGTTATTAAGTCCTACAGGGTTCCATCCGTATTGATAATCTCTTTGCTCTTCCAAGTTACTATCAGGTCTAGGATCACGTACTGCTTGTGGGTCTTCGACAGGATACATACCTTGCATGTTTTGGGGGTGGTCAGGCTCCCAGCATTCTTTACATACTTTGATATTAGTATCTTTTGTTTTTATAAACAGGTCTTTTAATTCTTTCAACTTAAACTGAAAACCACAACGGTCGCAGTTAGCTATTGAATGTTTACCCGATGTATATCTACGAGCCATTATCTAACCACCTGTGTTTTCTTTCCTTTTAATGAAAGTTTTAATACTCTCAACCACAGCTTCATATACTTTTTATTCTTATGTTTTATAGCGGCTGAATATAGCTTTTTAATTAGCTTTTTCATGACGCCTCCTATATATGCTGATAACGGGGTGCAAGTCTTAAATCAGCTTTTTCTCTATCTTCGGTAGATGCAAGCATCCACTGTTCTTCATATTCTTGTTTCAAAAACTGAGTTCTATCACCAGCGTTAGGTATCTTTAAACTTAGATAATATGCAAGTCCTGCAACTAAACAAGGTAAAAACCTAAATGGTATTTCTTGTGTATTAACTCCGGTTCCAGCGTCATCAATACGTTTCATTTTCCAGTATACAAAAGTGTAGTCGTTAGTATCTGGCATGGGCCATACATTAATTTGTGGTTGACTTGCTTGCCTGTTTATCCACACTTGTATAGGTCTACCTGTACTATTTTTATTAGGTATTGTTCCCCAAGTAGGAGCGGATATTCTTGATATATTAATATCAGATTGTGTAGTTCCTGTTCCTGTTCTAATAACCTGTTCAATAAGGTCAATAGTATCTGTAGGTAAATTATAAGTTTGAGTACCTTCAGTTAGAGCAATAGAGCCTTCTTCAATAGTCCATAGGTTAATACCTCTATTTGCCCACTCTACAGTTATTAAATTTAAACTACGTCTAGCAGTTCTTAAATCATATCCAGTTCTAAGTTCAGCACCACATCTTTCAAATGCCTCTTCTACAAGCTCATTGAGGTCTAGATTAAATGTTGTTGTACCTGATGTAGTCATTACATTTCCTTTTCAATGTTTCTAATTACAGTGCATTCTTCTGTTATTACATGTGTATGTACTGTTGACTCAACTGAGTCCATATAATCTCCACTAACAAATGCAGTGGCTAAAGCGAGACAACTAATTACTATTTCTTTAAAAGCCATTATGCTTTCTTCCTAGTTGCCTTTCTCCTTTTGAGTGAAGCAACTCTTCTTGGTTTACCCGCTGGCTGACCAAGACTTTTCTTCTGCGATATACGCGACTTCTTTTCAGCTGACGTCATCTCACCTGATGTTTTAGGGGTCTTACTTGATACTCGTTTGCTAGGTCGGCAATACGGAGTACCTCGTTTTTCCCCTTTCTGTCTACCACATGGTTTACCGGTTCTAACGTCTTTCCAATCCTCTTTGAACCAGCGTTTAAGTGCAGCTCCCTTAGCTGTCTTTCTAACTGCCATTATTTTTTACCTTTATTCTTCCTACACTTAGCAATGGCGCCAGATGCATAAGCACTTGGAAATACTTTATATGATGCCTTTACTTTTTGGTAGCAAGCATCTTTGACCGTGCCGCCTTTTTTAAAAGCAATAGGTTTCATGGCTTTGCCCATACCACGGCATTTCATCATACCATACGGCCTCTTGTTTTACCTCTTTTAGCACAACCATCACGTTTAACCATACCACCTTTTTTAAAGCCCATAGACTTACGAGCAGCGTTCATTTGACCTCTGCCCATTTCTTCTTTAGCAGTAGGTTTTCTATCTGCGCCTACTAAAGATTTAAACTTGTCTACCATAGATGTTTTAGCTTTAGTTTTAGCTTTAGTTTTAGCCTTATTACTATAGTCTGGTCTAGAAGCATTAGACTTATTAAGTTTAGCGTCTTGAGACTTAATAGTTGATTTAGGTTTATTATTAGTACGTTCAGGAGCTTTACCATCTCTACGAGTTAAACCTTTTTTATTATTTAAATAATCTCGTAAGTTAGTAAAACCTGAAGCTTTAAGCTGTTCCTTAGTAACAATAGGAGTTTTAGTAGTAGCTTTTTTACTATCAGATTTATTAACTGCACTCATGTTAGGGCCTTTAGTAGTGTCTACTTGTTTACCTTTCATGGTACCAGGCACAGCGGTTTTCTTTGCTTGCCTTGCTTTCATACTTTTTAATCTTGCTCTTTTCATTGCTTCTGCTTTCATTTTTGCTCTGATTTCAGTTCCAGTTGCCATATTAATCTCCTAGTATATTTTACCTTTAGTTTTACCTTTCATGGCAATGCCGTCCGCACGTTTAGAACATGAAGAAACTTTGCCCCCTTTTTTCATTTTATGAACTTTACCGCCTTTTTTCATATAACCCATTTTATTACGAACATCTGTAGGTAACTTTTTAAGTCCTGGATTATCTGGTGTTTTAAGCATACCGCCTGCTGCTTTTTTAACTG